TAATATGGGATGCGATATTGTATCGCAAGGTAATCCAGAATTGGTTCCGGAAGATTTTCGACATTCGATGCAAGTACAATTCTTTCCGTATATTTTTGAAATTCGGCTGTCAGCACTTCATCGACATACGATAAGCATCGAATCTCGGTTGAATCAATCGGATATAAGTCCGTCAGCCGGACATCCATAATGCCTTTGTATCCGTGTTCGAAATTATCGTAGTTAGTCATCTTCGATACCTCCATATTGCACAGATTGACTGGTGCAATTTGCGACTTTCCCCGCTGCAATTGTCGTTGCAGTTGGAGATATTATTTCAACTCGCTTAGCACCGGTCGAAATAATGTGGTATATCAATTTCCATGGGGAAATGTCTCGCCCAATCTTTTCTGACTGCCACTGCTTGTAGGATTCAACCGCCTCCACTACAGCTTTCTGAATTTCAGCCGCTTTCGAACGATCAGATTCGTTAATGTAGTATTTAATGTTGATTGCATAATCCACTGTCTCTGGCTTATTGACCGTTATATAATCGTTCAATGACTTCTTGGCTGAATTTTTGACTGCAGTATCAACAGCAGCTATTAACTCATCCGATGGACATTCGCCGTTTTTCATCAGAAAAACGATGTCAACATGCAACGGCGTTGGTGTCTGAATCTGTATATCACCAATCTGCGAGCTGACCTGACGGATAACATATTCATATCCATCTTCATTTCCCGTTGTGTTTGGTTTTGACGCAGCCAAATACACACTTTCCGCATATGCTTCATCACTTTCCTCATCTTCGCCTCCTGAAGATTCTGTGATGTTATAAACCTCCTGCACGTAGGTCAAAGGAGTTACGATTTCGGATATGTCTCTTTCTTTATATCCATTTCCGTCTGTTCCCGGCTCTGTGCAAAAGCACAGAACATCTCCCGTTTGCGCGCCAGCAGATATGATCACATCACGTTCTGACTCAAAAAAAACATCATCATCCGCAGAAAAAATGGTACCCGCCGGAATCGTATAATCAACTTCCATTTTTTTAGACAACACAATACGCATGGTTACATGAGCCTTTTTCCCAGCATCTCGTGGTGGTTGTGACACGTTCGCAGCCAAGTTATCAAGAAATGCTCCTGTAGCGTATTTAAGCAGATTCATTTTTCCAACCTGGTCGATATAGCATAACCTCTGCCAATGCATATATGCCATCGTATCAAGAAGAAGTTTAATTGGGTCAGTATCTGCAAGTTCAACCGGTTCTCCTGTAATCTCTTCATGGCGTTTTTCGTACAACTCTTTACATTTTTTCAATATACCGTCCAACGTTGCATTGTTTATGAAGGACACTTCCGGGTAATTATCAAAAACGCTCATATTCATCCTCCTCTCCAACCTCGTCTTCATCAAAATCGTCATCTTCATCCATTTCAAAATCCTCATTGACAGCAATAAAAATGTGAGGACAAAGCACATCTTCTGTGGATTGCTCAAAACTAATATCATCCACCAGCAATTTTGGAAAAAACATTTCCATTTTTTCAGAGACGTCTTGAACGTATTCCATTTTGGCAATCGGTACCGGTTGGTCAATAATGTCTGGTCGAATACCAAATTTTCGATTGCACGGAAAACTTCCCTCGACAGATGATAACAGCATCCCGATAGACTGCTCATACCGTTCCTGCTCACCCACATCATCTTCAAATGTCATTTTAGCTGTTCCA